CCTGCGGTCATGGTGGTAGTCGTCATCATGCTCCCATGAACGGTATGGACGGTGTTGCGACATGTCTTGCGTATGTCTTCTGGCTTCAGGGCATGTCCCGAGCTGAAATGGCTTGGGCGTTCCCAAATTCCTCAATTGAAGATCCCGCTGCGCAACGGGACCAATTAGCTTGGTTTAAAAGGCGGGTCGTAAATCCGCCACGGGAGGGGCTTGGCCCTTACCCCCCCCAGCCACTTTGCCGCCTGCCTGGGATCTATACCCTAATTCACTCCGGGTGGCTGGCCCGGAACGAACTATCCACGTGAATGATACCTACGCACCCCGGGCGGTCCCGACAGCCACCCAGTCTCCTTTCCCCGTGCTGAACCCCCCGGAAGGTGGCCTAACTGGCCGTTTTCACGCTAAACACGGGGCCCCTCAACAAAGCGCGTGGCAAGCACGCAGAACGGAAACCAGAATGAGCTGCGAGCCGTAAGCCTCAAGGTGCGAGGCAACCAAAATGGCGAACAAACACGCTTCGCCGCACACAACAGGACGGAACGCCGCGTTTAATCCCCTGCCCTGATAAGGGACCCTCCAAGCTAGGGCGCGACGCGCTCTCACCGCACGGGACCGCCAATCCCGACCAGGCTCTTCACCGCGCAATGGGGTACTCCCCGGCTACTGAACGATGAGGCAGCGCTTACGGACGGTGCGACATGCTCATTTATCGTCCGCGCCGGACGAAGCGGAGATAATTGTCCGGCTGTGGGCTGGCAAGGACTAACATCTGATCAAAGCCTCGCTGAGCCAAAATGGCCACTCAACCCACATAACGCACTGTATGACGCGACGGGCCACCCGCTGTCAAAAGACTTCACAGGTTCCATAGCGCCCGGGGGGACGGTCGGCAAACGTTCTCACCCCCCTCGCAGCGAGACATGACATCCGCGCACCCACGCGGAGGAAAATGTCATGGGCAAAACTCTCACCACTGTGGCATGCATGGCTAAAGAACGACAAATTGACATTCCCAAATGCCGTCATGCACATGCACAGGGCCTGGGCGCGCCCTATTTCGCCCACCAGCACCGTGGGACTCGGCATCGGAGATCAGCCGCGTTTGCCAGCGGCTCCATCTCAACCATGCCGATTAGATCACAGACGTCCTCCGCCATCACGACACCCCAAGGGTGACCGCAGACGTGCGAAGACATCGCCAAACCAATGTCCGTGATCTCTTCGGTGACACTTGGCGCCTTAGCGCCCAAGAGATATGGTACGATCTGCTCATCGTCAATCGCACATCCTACCCTATACTCAATGTCCCGTATCACCTGCTTGTTGGTGACTTGCATAGCTTTCGGTGCGCCAACGTCATTGCCAAACATCATGTGTCTGCGCCTCCAACCATTAGCTAAGGCGAGACACAAGTGGGAGATCGGCTCAAGGTGCTCAAACGCCTTAGCATAAACTGCATAATTTAAGACCTCACACGCCGCCCTCTCGCTCGGCTCCATGACGATTGACCCCCATGACTTTGTTGTCATGAACCGTTTCAACTCAGGGTACATTACGAATTGACCACTCACCATACATGGCACGTTGTTCTTCGTATACAAATGATAGCCCACGTATGTGACATGACCATTACCTGTGACGGGATCTGGGGCGATGAACTCGTCTTTTGCCTTCCACCCTACCGCGTGAGCCACGTCTAGCATCCGCTTGACGCAGTCCCCGCGATCAGCAAAACCAATGAGATCATCACCTTCCATATTCACAACAATGGCGACCCTGCCGTGCCCGTCCCAAGCGGGAAAATTGAAATGGCCACGATTCCTAGCCAAATGTGCTCTGCACATGTTCTCCCAAAACTCCTCGTAACATCCCGGGCGGCATAATGAAATGCACACCCACAGAGCGTTTGCCAACCAATTCAATGAGCTTGTACCGCGATCACCTGATTGGCGCATCGTGGTGAACATCTCGATCACGTGCTTGTGCCTATAACCGCGACCGTCTTTCGTGTTCATGACCCAATCGATCTTATTCTTGCGCTCTGCGATGCATGCGTCGACCAGATCGTCAGGATAAATGGAGTAATCTGACTTCAGCAATGATGCAACTTTGGTCAACATTTTGACCTCAGCATTCTTGAATGACTCATTAATGCCAAACTCAAACGCCG